GAGCGAGATATGTTTATCTTTCCTGCATGGTTGAAACATTGGGTAAGCCCGTTTCATTCTGATTGCACAAGGATCAGTGTTTCGGGAAACATACACGACTCTGCGCCTTTGAATAATATTACGAAGTTTGGACCAGAGTATGTAAAGGATAAGAGTGATAAAGAAGATAAATAAATACAGCTATGCTCATGGCACACGGTACATGGACAACGGATCACGGAACTATGATGTTGCGGGATACAGATTACCATCGGTCACAACAATATTAGGGAGAACCAAAGATGATACGTTTCTTAAAGATTGGATTAAGAAAAAAGGCAAAAAAGAAGCAGAGCGTATTAAAACGGCTTCGGCAGTACGTGGTACAAGTATGCATAAGTATCTCGAGAATTATGTACTAGGAAAAGGCTACGAGGATTTAACAGAGTTAGGACAAGAGACAAAACGTATGGCTGAGAAGATCATAGAGGTGGGTTTAACGCCCGTCAGCGGTTTTTATGGGTCAGAGGTCACGTTATACTATCCAGGCCTCTATGCGGGCCAGACAGACCTTGTAGGCATACACAACGACAAGGAAACTATCATTGACTTCAAACAAGCCAACAGACCAAAGAGAGAAGAGTGGATTGGTGATTACAAATTACAAGCCGGAGCATACGCAATGGCACACGACCATGTGCACGGTTCCAACATAGAACAGGCTGTGATAATGGTATGTACCCCTGACCTATATTACCAAGAATTTAAGATTGATGGGGCTAATTTGCGTAGAGCAAAACACGATTTTTTAAAACGATTAGATCAATACTACGAACTAATGAACGATGAAAAGGAGATGTATGGCGCATAAGATAATATATGAAGCTTTGATAAAAAAATACGAAGCAGACATAGCCGACGCTAGTGCAAAGATAACTATCCTGATGACAGAGACAAGAATCATACCGGAGCACATAGATGTGACTGGTGAGATTGATAAGCTGTTAGGCAAGATAGAGGAAGCCGAGTCAAGAATGGCAATATTGCAGCGAGTTTATGGCGTAAATATGGCAGTAAATTAGGGTCGCAGGAGGGGTCGCAGGAGGGTCGCAAAACCTCTCTTGCGAGTCGCAGATCAGGTTTAAAATGTTCATTATGGGTCAAATAGCTAGAAATCAATTACAGGTTGCAAATTCTGCGACCCTTTTTAGGGGGTTGCGACCCACTTGCGACCCACTTGCGACCCTTTTCAAAATGAGCTACTATTCAAGTATAGCAACACTAATAGTCGATTTCACAGAATTCTGCGACCCTGCGACCCAAAAATGAAAAAACAAAATTATTTTTGTGATATAAATATTTTATGAGACGTAAAAAGAGATACAAGCATGCAACCATAGATAAGAAGAAATACTACTTCTACAAGATTGTCTGGTTGGATCCGTGCGGGGACGCTGGGCATGCGGATATAGAAGAAATGAAAAAGTTATTACCCGCCACAATGATTTCACAAGCATACATTTTTGCAAAAGATAAAAAACATGTATGGACATTCTCTTCGTATGATTCGGACGCGGCTGTATTTTCTGATCGTAATTGTTTTCCTAGATCTATTATTAAAAAAATGGAAAGGATTACTCTGTAATCTTTTTGGTGTCGGGGGTCACATCTATAATCTGTGAGTAATCTTCTAAAATCTGTTTCATTTTATTTTCTAACTCTTGTTCTGATAGGTCCTCTAATTTCCCTGTTTTTATTATTTTTCTGTCTATGTATAATCCTGCCGCCTTACCACGATTTGTCTCGGCGTTCACGGCTGCACTCCAAGCACCTTTCTTCAAAGCAGCGTCTTTAATTCGTCCAAGTTCTGCCACATGACTGTCATAATTGACTTCGTATTTTTTAAGTCTCTCTTCTCTTAACTCACCAATATATTTTACAACAAGCGGATTTAGTTTTGGATTGGTTAGTTCTGATCCCTCTTGTCTGCAACGCTTCTCACTGTAGCCAGCTAGTTTTGCAGCCTCTGACTTTGTAAGCGGTCCGTCAGGTCCACCGAATACTAATAGTTCGGCGAACCTTTTTTGCATTTCTGTTAGTCTCTTTGGTAGTCCCATTAATCCATTGCCTCTAGTTTACATTCCCAGCACATGTCTAATCCCATGTTGTGTGATTCCCAAGTATTTAAACCACCACATGTTCCTTGACACCACTCATTAGGTCTTTTCCAGACATCTTCTGCTATGCATTCTTCGTCGTGGCCAGTCTCTCTCATTATCTTCGCTTTTTCTATCTTCCAGGCTTTTATTTCTTCTGCATGTGTATCTTCCATGTTATTCTCCTTCTATTGACAATTTAGGGTAACACTCCTATAATGTCAAGTATGAGTGAAGAGCTAAAAGAAAGAATACATGACCTGTTGAAGATCAATGTTGAGCATCAAAACTTAAACGCTGAGTTAAGAAAGGATGTGAAGTATTTACAAGAAAGAGCACAATTCTATGAAGAGCAGTGTGAGCAGTTGAAGAAAGAAAACCGTGAGTTAAGACATATGGGTAAAAACTTCATTGATGAGCACAGGAACAAAGGTAATATCTAGTGTACGTAAAACACTTACAAGAATATCTCAGTAAGTTTACTGAAGGCAACAACGGTAGAAGAGGTAATGCCGTTAGTGATGCCAAGATATACATCATGACTAAAAAAGGTTATCTTGAAGAGATCAAACGTATTGAAGTTCATGAAAGCACAAACCCCCTAGACACATCTTTGCGGGTTGTTTTGAAACCAAATAGGGAAGAGAAGTTGATACTTCCTCCTGGATATATAAAGGATTATTGATGGAAATTATTTGTTATGTATTTCTAGTTTTGTGGTTAATGGGAATGTCGGAGTAACTCCGAAAAACCGATGGGTCCAGAGGCAAAACTTTACAAAAGATTTAAGAAAGCAACACCCACAATATCGTGGAATCGTATAGAGAATTTGGCGGTTCCTGGTATGCCAGATACGTTGGCATATACTAAATATAATCATTTCTTCACTGTTGAATTTAAAGTCACGAAGAGTAACAAAGTGCGTCTCAGTCCGCATCAAGTTGGGTGGCATATGCGTCATCCGTATAATACTTTCATCTGCATTGAGCACCTCGGTTCGGGGACCGTAAAACTTTATGAAGGGTCCGAGGTCCGTGATCTTGTAGCTTGCGGCTTGGAGCTTGAAGCTTGGTGCTTGGGCCTTGAAGCTTGCTGCTTGAAGCTTGCATCGCTTGGCGCTTGACGCTTGCTGCTTGAAGCTTGGCGCTTGAGTCCAGACAAATCCACAGAAAAATTATTGGCCACGAATCTCTTCTTATTAGTGCTGGCCATACGCTACATTCTTAACAGCCGGATCCCAGCAGGCACGGCAATCTTTACATTCATTCTGTTGTCTAGGGGCCGGGCATGATGGACCGGTTGTAACAACGGTTGAAGTATGGGGCCATGATGCGTGGGCCG